CATTTAAAATCGACAAGACTAACAAAACATTTCAGCTAATAGGCGGCGATCCTACAAATGAGATGAATCGCCGAATCGCTAAAGTTTTTACTTTGCTTAATTACACGCAATTACCTATGCCAGATAGAGCAACAATTAACAACAACACTGACACAACAACTTCTCCCACAGAAGGCGAGCGATGAGTAGCAAAACGACTGCGCAGCAACTAGTAACAAAAATTGAAAATACCGTAAAAAATTATGCCGAAGCCGTCAAAGCAGAAATGTTTTTCGAGGACAGTCGCGCACAAGTAAAAATGGCCGCGGTGCAGCGCATCATGCGCGCTGGCGACAACGCAATGACAGGCAAGCCGCACTCGTACAGCAGTGCGGAAGCAATTGTAAATACGGATCGCGAATACAGCGACTATTTAGGCAAACTGCGCGAGGCGGCGGTTGCGCGTATACTCGCGCGCGGAGCTTATGATGCGGCACTAGCCGAAGCGCGACTTATGGCGGTGGTCGAATGACCGAAGAAGCTGCAGATCAAAACGACAGCGAAATTGGCAAAAAAATTCTTCAGTGGCTGGACGAAATGCCGCAAGCAGAAGATTTGCATCATATGCTTATCTCACTTGCCGCTGTATCAACAGCTGACAATAAAGTAGAAGTAACGCGCGATGGTTTTGACGCCATTGCAGACTGGGCGCAAATGCTCTGTCAGAACCTCGAAATGGTCGCGTTATTTAGACGCGGCATGCTAATCGCAAGAGCCGACGAAAACGGAGAGCTTGCAGTAGATTTTTCGGCGGCGGCGGCAGAAATAATCGAAAAATCTAAACAAGCTAGCGGTGAAAAATAACGAACTGCTTTACGACGCGTTAGCAAATTTAAAACCCGGCGATCGGGTTATATTGGCCTTTATGGGCGACGACCCGGACCCTATTGCTCCAGGGTCGCTGGGCACAGTCGCGGACATAGAACCTTGTGTACGCGATAACGAAGTGCAAGTATTTGTAAAATGGGATAATGGCAGAGCACTTTCGTGCATATGCCCGCCGGATGTTTTAATTCCATATCCGGCTAATATTGCAGATACAAAAACAAAACCAGCTACACACTTAGTAGGAGATGGCAGCTATGAGTTTAGATGGTCGCCAGTCGCCGGCTGCGATGGCCGCAGCGCTACGAGAATCGAGCCAAGCGGCAACCCCGATTAGCCATCAACCTAATGCGCAGAAAAAATTTAAACGCGCATTTAATCTTTTTCAGAAAAATCGAAAACGCGGTCTGCTCCACTCAATAATAGACCCGACAGAAGACCGATTAAAAGTTTGCGCCTGTGGTCAGCCTAAAAAGCAAAGTGCCACATATTGTCTAGCCTGCGCTGACGCCCGGTATATTTTGCGGCGAAAATTTGACGCTCGCGAATCGGTAAGTCCGAAAGAGCCGCGAGTAGTTCGAGTTTTTCATGACTGTACCGCACGGAAGAACAACGTTTCGCGAAGCTTCTATGAGGACGCTACGCTAGATCGCCTAGTGAACCTCTACGAAAATGAGCTAAGCCGTTACGGCTGACCGAAAAATCTTCGGTCCATATTTTCGTCGTCCCAATCTTCTGGCGTCTGTCGGCGTGCTTGTTGTGCCGATATACGCCCGACGCCGGCTATTTCGGCGAAGTTGGGCCATGCGTCATTGATGTGCCAAATAGCGGCACACCCTAAATTTACGGCTTGGGCAAAGTCGTCGCTAAGCAGCGTATTGCGAGTAATTGTGTAAATATCGCCGCCCATGCGTGACTCAGCTTTATTTTCGACAAGTGCTAAAAAGTCAGAAATCAAACCAGGATTGTCCTGCGATTCCCAATCGTACTTAAAAAATCGAATCTGTTTTAGCTTTATAGCCTGGCAGGTATAGAGCAAGGACCGCGTTTTATCCAGCGAATAATGCTGGCGGTGATTAATAGCCGTAGCGTCTTTAAACACCATAACATCCTGACTAGCAGCGCGCACAAGCCGGATTGCCATAATTTTGTCGAGCTGAAATCCGGCCTGTATCATTACAGTTTCGCGTACCGTGCCGGCGCCTGTGTAATCGTGTACAACGTAATCTATCTGAAATTTTTGCGCCCACTTCATGCACTCGACGGCTTCGGCCATGTGCTCCGAGCCGAGTAACAAGCGCTTGCCCCACAGCACGTCAATCGTACCGTCGTAACGAAAGCCCAGCGCTACAATTACCGTAAACGATATTCCTTCGTCGCCGCCGCCGCCCCAGTCAATCGCTAGCACGCGGTGTTTGTAGTTTTTTAGGTTATCGAATACTCGAGATTCCGGCTCTTTTTTATTCTGCCACTCAAGTAAACATGCAGCTTTCAGTTCTGTTTCTGTAATAAGTTTTTGGCCGGCGTCGATTGATTCTCCCAAAACTTCGTTGTAGAACTGCGACTGCGTCATGTTGCCAAAGCCTTCGCGTTTGAGCAACAGCATGTTCCATTTTTCCGGATCCGCATAATGCAGCGGTAAAATAATTTGCGGAACATGATATCCGGCAAATTGCCAGCGTTGGTTTTCTTTACGGTGAACCCAGCGGCCTTGCCTAGGATTTATCGACTTTCGGCACTTTGCGCACACAATGCCGGGGTAGCGTTCGCTTATGTGAATATTCCACGGGCCGATCATGGCGTCTAGGTCATGATCTAGTGACGGGATATTCCAATGCTTACAAGATTCGCAAGGTATAAACCACTCTGCGCCGCTCGAGCGTTTATACGCGCCCTCGAGGGGGTTGTCCAGACTTTTTGGCGTCCCGGCCATATGCAGCATCGCATAGCGGCTGTACGACATCGTTTCTTGAATAATTGGAATGTGGTCGGGATCCATGTCTTGGATCTCGTCCATCACAACGCGGTCGGTACTAATACCGCGGACTCTGTCAGCGTCGAGCAGCGCGAAGCTGAACAGCATGATGCTTTTATTTTTGAACGACCGCTGCAACACATTATTTTCTGTGTCTGTTCCGCACCACAAGCTTTTAATGGGCGACTGGTCAATAAATGAACGGACATAGTTGTTACTAAATCGCCGAATCTGTTCGTACAGCGGCGTCACGTAAAGTGTTTTAAAGAATGGCAAACAATTGGCTAGCAATACACCGTGCGATGCTAGCGATGTACTTTTAGACACCTGCCGTCCTGTTTTCAGCACCAAGTTTTTAGGCATGGTGACGCGAAACAATGGGGCGAAAGGAAAATGCTGTTTTAAACTGTACGGCTTGCCATTTAAATTAAACACTAACGGTAATAGCGGCTCTAAAGATGGGAAAAAGTTTTTATTGGCCAGCTCCGCTAAAATGTTTGCCCGGGCATTAATCGCATGAGTGTCCGTGTAATCAATACTCATCAATTCCTGCACGAGGTTTCGAACCCCGACGTCGGGTATCTCAAAACCATCGGCACGCGGCAGGGCGTCATCCTGCACTAATTCAGGTGGCATATGGGTCACTACCAGAATGGAAACTATTATCGCGGGAAGAATGACGGAGAGCTGCAGTGGCTAGAAGACGCTTTAAATTTAGCGTTTAGTATGGTGTTTTATGGCGTTTGCGCATTCGGTGTCGTGCTGTTTGAATTGGCGCGCGGTTTGTGGAACTTCGCAACTTCGGGCAATAGCGAAACTTGATTGCTATCTGGCTGGAGCGGGTATACTGTTGTGGTAGCCCGCTTCAGCCATTTTATACCAGCGAGGATAGCATGCCTAGCATCAGTAGAAGCGCAAAATTATATCAAGAACGTCGCCAACCCGGGATCACGCCTACATTACGCGGCCCGGGGCCACAGCTCTACGTACCAAATAATCCTGCAACCACCTTAAATTTAAAACCGCCGCTGCCTGTGACCGCAGCGGTCCGCCCCACCAACGGAAATCCACCGCCTGACGCCGGGCGTTCTGTTGTGTGGCCATTCGGCGACGAGTACGTCATTTAAATGTCGCGCAGTAACCCAAGCGAGTCTTTCGGGGGAATTGCTGTTGTTGTTATTCTAGCGGGCATTGTATGCCTGCCAATTTTAGGCTGGTATAGTCTAATAGGTGCAGCCAGCGCTTTTTATTTTGGGCTAGTGCTTATAAACGGCGCAAGCGGCGCGTCGAAGCGGCACAGCAACAAACAAAAATATAGGACTGCGCGTCGATGATCAGTTGGCTAGATTTTGCGGCGATTACGCTCGCGTCTGGCGCTGTTATTGACGTGTGGCAAAACGGCGCTATATTTGCTACGTGGCGCGCCGCAGTGCAGGCGCAACAAGAAGTGGCGGCTAGCGGAACATTTAAAGCATGGTGGACAGAACTTCTTACTTGTCCATTTTGCCAGAGTTATCATGTTCCGTTTTATTTGTTGCTTGTTTTATTGGTCGGAAATTATTTTAGCGGTATGTTTTATTTTGCGGCACAACTGATCGTATACAGTTTAGCCGCAACTCGTGCAGCTAACCTTTTGAACGCTCTATTACCGGAGAACATGCAGTATGGCAGAGGACACTAACGTAGCGGAAGCGGTAAATAATTTGGACCAGGCAGGCACGCCAGAGATCTCAGGGCAAAAGATTGAATCCGAGCGGCCGCCGTGTCACATTAATTTTTTCCTCAACGCAGATAATTTTTCTGGACAAATGTTACAGCAAATTCCAGAATTACAGTCCGTAGTGGTTATTCCAATTTGGGAAGTGAATATGACCAACATCCCAAACGGGCGTATCCGCCTACGAAACGAGCAACCGCCGTATGTCGCGCAACTATTTCGCGTTATGCACAAGTTGGCCGAGTTTGGCGTGGACGTACATCGCGACACTATGGGCCAGCTAGCTGCGTTCGATAATGCCGCAAACAATTTGGCGGAAGAGCTACGAAAACGCACAGCCGAGCTCGAGGAGCTGGAAGCTAAAAAGGCCGCGCTGGCGTCGGAACAGGACTTTAAATGATTACAGACGATGTCGTTGACGAAATACTCGCACAACGTTTAAACGCGTATTATGCGGGAAAAAATACAAACGACATCGTCGCCGACCTGCAAAAAAAATACAGTGCCGAAACCTGGACTGCTGACGAATTTGAGACCGTATTTAGCGTACGCGTTTTTAAAGCGCCGATAGTCCACGTAGTGCGGCGGAGGGACGGCGTCAGTGGCACGTTAGCTTACATAGATACGCCGCGAATATATTTTTCTTTTGTTCCGGACAACTACTCGAGCTCAAATTCAGATTAAAACAACATGGAAGACAAATACAAAAAATACGAAACTGGCGCTGTTCGCAGCACTGATTGCAACGAAGTGCGCTATGATTTAATTTCGCCGATTGGTTTAGAAGCGCTAGCGCGCACATATGCCGAAGGCGCTAAAAAATTTGGCGAGTTTAATTGGGAAAACGGAATGCCGGCAACAGACCTGATTAATCACGCGTTGCGTCATATTTTCGTGTTTTTATCGGGTAGTCGTGATGAGGACGATTTAGGACACGCGGCCTGGAACATTATTGGCGCGATCCATTCATTAAAAGCTTGGCCAGAATTAAATGACGTCAGGCTGAGAGGCGCGGGTTGCGTGGTACCACCTAGCGCAAAACGCCCGGCAACCGAGCCGGAAAAAGCCACGCAGAAAAACAAAAACCGCAAAAATTAGCGCGTTTTGAGCCGGTTGAAATTGGCCAAGCGCAGCGGTATAGTTCTCGAGTTGTTGCGGCACACCGCCGCAACGCATAAGCACGGAGAGTTTACATGGTACGGCAAGTAAACGTTACCGGCGCCGAAAGTTGCTGGGACGACGGTTTTGAAGATGACGGAAGCTGCGAAAAATATCTGCAGCAGAAAAAGGCTGAGTTGGTTGCAGAAGATCACGTCGAGGAGGACGATTACGAAGAAGAAGAGTCTGAAGAAGAATCGGACGACTCTACCGACGATGAAGAAATTCACGCTTCTGCCGCCGACGACGAAACCGACGAAGAGTCAGATGAGTCCGAAGAAATAGCCGAAGCTGACGAAAAGCCAGTTACGGCAAAATCTGCAAAGGGTCCTAGTATAGTTAAAGCGAAGACTAGCGGCAGTAAGATTACAAAAGCAGACGCTATCCGGGCTATTATTTCTGCTAAGCAAGACGCTGGGGCAGAGATCCGGCCGCGCGATATTAAAGCGGAGCTGGAAAAGCAGGGAATTGAAGTCAACGCGTCGCAGATATCTATTACACTGCGCGCAATGGGTGTTCCTGCAGCAAAAACCGGCGTGGGCCGGCCGGCGGGCAGCAAGAATAAGGCTGCAGCCGGAGAACCTGTTCGGCGGGCTACGGCGCGCTTTGCTCCAGTGGCGGCCGAAGAAGACGGCGAAGACAAAGAGGCAGCGTTAAATTGCGCAGCTGATCTGTTAAAAACCGCTGGCAGTTATGAGGCCGCTGTTTCTGCATTGAATTTTTGCCGCAAGCTAACTGCGCGCAATTAAATAGTTTGCAATTTATTAAAAAGATAACCCGGCGCAGGTGCCGCGCAATGAGCACCTGCGCCGGGTATTTTATTTGACCGTTCGTTTTTTTCATCACACTTGAGGTTTTTCTATGTATCTTTATCTAGCCCACAACCCAGTAGCCGGCTTTGACGACAACGATTATCGCAATTGGAAGGTTCTTGGGGTGATGGCGCCAACTCGCGGCCGCGTCGCCAAAAATCACACTAAGGTAGAAGCATGCGGCATGGATATCTTTGTCGCGACTATTAAAAATGAAGACGTTGTCGACGAGCTCGTGCGCACGCCGGAAAAACTCAAGCAAGCTGTAGTTAGCGGCGCGCAAAAATTGGCAGAGAGAAACCCCGGCGAGATGGCAATACTGCATAATCTTCTCGGCGCGGTGCACACTGCGCTAACAGAGTTGCCGGAAGAATATTACAGTAAATTGCCAAAAAGCATGGCCGCCACGTTGACAGGAATTAAGGGAACGCTGCACACTACGCTATCTAATCTAGAAGCTGTTCAGCATCCGACATATTACAAAGAAGGCGCAACTGCGCTGACCGCAAATAAACGGCTGCTGAACAGTGTTATTTCGGCGCTACCCAGCGGCGCTGGCTGGTCGTGCCTAGACGTCTCGGGCCCACGGCCGGAAATTGAAGAGAATGCAGCGACGGAAGAGACCGCAGAAGAAATGCCGGATAAAATGGTCGCAGGCGGGGATTACGGTTTCAATAAAATTTCGGCAGACGAGGTAACTGACACA